GAAATAGACAATCTTACAACTTAATATACTACAATATTGCAGGTTTAACAAAAGATGCTGCTAGAGATGATTCATCAATTTATTTAAATACCACAGATCCTTTCCCTGGAAGTGGACTTGTTCTACTAGAAAAGGAACTAATTAGATATACTGGTAAAGATGCAAATAGACTTACTGGTTGTACTAGGGGACTAAACTTCAGATATGATCAAAGAATTGTTTTAGACACACTTCAAGATGATGACGATGGAAATACAGCATATGAATTTAACGTTGGCGATAGAATTGTAAGATTGACAGAATCTGCTAATAATAAAATTGCTGTTGTATATGATTGGAGACCAGAAACAAAAGAACTATTCGTAGTATTCCAAGTAGATGAATTAGCATTTATTGATGCTGGAACTCCAGGTGAAAAGACAAACGTTAGATTTGATGCTGGAGTATCCGATTCTACTGGTAGCGGAGATTTACCGCACAATTTGGTGGATGATGAGTTTGGAATCATTTATATGTTGACAACTCCCCTTTCATCAATGACTGGATTTGCATTTGAGGATATTGCCGAGTTTGATGGCCAAGGTGACGGACTTCCAGATTTGATCAATAGTGGAACTGCATTCGAAAATCAAACATTACTTGATGGTGGCATTCCATCTACCTTATATGGTATTGAAGAAACTGTCGGAGGTCAAAACACTACACTATTTGTTAATGGGGATCAAATTAAAGATTCTAGTCAACCATTCAAGATTGCTGGTATTACAGATGCTGGACAACTTGATGAAGGTGTTGATCATTTTGCAAAATTGGTAATTATTTTGGACACTTCAAATCCTTCATATTATAATGGAACTGGATTTGTTCCTGGTGAAGTTGTTACTGGCGTCAATTCGTTAGTTCAAGCAACAGTTGAATCTTGGGATCCAGATACTGCCACTTTAATTGTATCTAATATAGTTCCATATGATACTGGAAATCCTGACGATGGAATTTTATATAAGTTCTCAATGGATAGTACTGTAGTCGAAATTAGAATTAATGAAGTTGGACAGAACTACACTTCCGAACCAATTGTTACCATTGCTGATACGGGAACGTTCCAAGCAACTGCAATAGCAACAATTACTGCCGACCAAGTTACTTCTATTGCAGTGGATAATGGTGGATATGGTTATACGAGCAAACCAAATGTAACTTTCTCTGGTGGAGGTGGATCTGGTGCTGTTGCTGAAGCAATTTTAGGTGGTGAAAGAATTAGTGGACAAAATGGCGGAATATGGAAAATTAAGTCCATTAATTATTCAACATCATTAAGGAATGAAGAATAATCACTAAATATAATAGGTAAGTAAAAACTTCGGAAAGAACTCATGGCTGCACTGCTAACAGATCAATTTAGAATTTATGCAGCGGCAAAGTTTATCAAATCTTTGGAAGGTCCAGATCCAGAGGCAACAGACTTAGCTGCTGGTACAAATAGAGATAGACTTTATGTATTCATCGGTAGACCACAATCTTGGGAAGATGAAAATAATCCTCCGCAAGCTATCGATAGTTTTGCTCAGTATAGCGATTTATATGATGATCTAATTTCTCTGAAAAGAGTTCTTGCTAATGATACTACCCAGGTCGTAAGAAGAATTGATTGGATTCCACCAGAAAAGACCACTGGTGGATTGGGTTACATTTACGACATGTATCGTCATGACTATTCACCAACAAAAACTGCAGCGTCTGGTTCCACACGTTTATATGATGCTGATTTCTACGTAGTCAATTCATCTTACCAAGTTTATAAGTGTATCTATAATGGCACTTCTCCATCTGACCCAAATGGAAAACCATCAACCATCGAACCTACTGGTACTTCCACTTCTATCATCACTACCTCAGATGGTTACCGTTGGAAGTACATGTACACTATTCCTGTCGCACAGGTTCTAAAGTTTTTCTCATCCGATTATATTCCCGTACTAGTAGATTCCGCAATTAAGTCTAATGCTTCTGATGGTGAAATTGATACTGTTGTAATTCAATCATCTGGAGCTGGATACAATAACGGTACTTACGATAATGTTCCGATTAATGGAGATGGTACAGGAGGAAGGGTTACGATTATTGTTGATGGCGGTAAAATTGTCAATGCCACAGTAACTTCTGGTGGTACTGCTTATACCTTTGGTAAGATTGTTGTTGATCAAATTAATGGTATTGGTACTGGAACTGGTGGACAAATTGACGTAATTATTCCTCCTCAAGGTGGTCATGGTTACGATCCAGCATTTGAACTTGGTGGATATCGCGTAATGGTAAATGCCAAACTGCAGTATTCGGAAGGATCTGGAGATTTCCCAACAGACAACGACTATCGTAGAATTGGTCTTCTCCTAAATCCATTTAAATTTAACACCGCAGAACTGGCTTCCGACCTAACCCTAAGTGGTACTAGAGCAGTTATTTTCCCACCAACCTTCCAAGGTACATTCTTTGTTGATGAAATTATTTCGCAAACAAGAATTGTTGGTGGGGGAACTATTACTTCAAGAGGAAGAGTCATTTCATGGAATTCCACAACAAAAGTTCTAAAGTATTATCAGAACCAAATTGATGGTATCTATCCAGAAATTACAGGATCACTAAATGAGTTTGCAGGAAGTAATGTTATTACTGGTGCTTCTTCAGGATCTTCTGGTGAACCAGATGTCGCTTTCCCTTCAGTACCAGGTTCTTCAACAAGAACCATTAATAATACAGAATATGATTTGGGTATGAGATTCACCTCTGGATATGCGTTCTCAGAGATTGAAAAGAACTCTGGACAAGTCATCTATATAGATAATAGAAGACCGATCTCTCGTGCGAACGATCAGATCGAAGATATCAAAATTGTAATCGAATTCTAATAGGTAGTAAAAAAGATGCCACAAAATACCAACCTGAACGTAACTCCTTATTATGATGATTTCGATAAGGATAAGAACTTTTATAAAGTTCTATTCAGACCAGGATTTCCAATTCAAGCTAGAGAACTTACTACCTTACAATCTGTTTTGCAGAATCAGATTGAAAGTATGGGAAACCATTTTTTCAAAGATGGTTCCATGGTTATTCCAGGCCAGGTTGGATTTGACAACAACGTTGATGGTATATTAGTACAGTCGAGTTTCTTAGGAACTAACGTTGAGGAATATCGTTCTCAATTGGATGGAGCGATTATCACTGGTCTTAGCAGTGGCGTAAAGGCCAAGGTAATCTATACTATCTCATCAACTGAATCGGAATTAGGATTCATTACAATTTACGTAAAATACATCGAATCTGGTGGTGTTAATAGAGACATTATTAAATTCCAAAATAATGAACAGTTAATTATTAATAAGGAATTGACTTATGGACAAAATCTATTGGAGATTGGAAGTCCATTTGCTCAGTTACTACCAAATAATGCTACTACTACTGCATCTACAGCATATATAAACAGTGGTGTATACTTCATTCGTGGTTATTTTATTGATGTTTCATATCAGTATGTTATTCTTGAGCAATATGCACAAAATCCATCATATAGAGTTGGTCTTGAAATCTCAGAATCAATCATCACTTCAGAAGATGACCCATCTCTAAATGATAATGCCGCAGGGTCATCTAATTATGCTGCTCCTGGTGCTCATAGATTTAGGATTAAAACAACCCTCATCAAAAAACCAATTGAGGATACATCAGATAAAAACTTCATTGAACTTTTAAGAGTTGTAAATGGTAAAGTTCAGAAGTTTGTAGAAAGAACTGCATATAATGAAATTGAGAAAGAACTCGCCAGAAGAGTCTATGATCAAGCTGGTGATTTCATGATCAAACCATTTGATATTAGAGTTAGAGAGTGTTATAACGATGGTTTTAATAATGGTGTATTTGCAGTAAATGAAGTAACTCATGGACCAACAGGAGTTCCTGGTAGTGGTGTTTTATTGGATTCAACAACTGGAAGTGCTTCTGGTTATCTTGGATTAAATACAACACTATCTGGGGTTGACTATGGTAAATCTTTATACTCGGTTGAAGTATCTCCAGGTAAAGTATACCTTAAAGGTTATCCAGTAGAGACAACTCAACCAACTTATATTGATATTCCAAAATCAAGACAGTTTTCGTGCTTCCAAAACAATATTATCCCATTTGAAATTGGTAATTATGTTAAGGTAACTAATGTTTGGGGTCAACCAGTTATCTCGGGTCCAGATGTAAGTTCATCTTATCAAATTATTGAATTTAGAGATGCATACACGTCTGTTCAGGGTACAGGAACTGGAAATGTAATTGGTACTGCGAGAGTGATGAATTTCCAACAAGACTCTTCTGGTGGGGATGGAATTTCTGGTACTGATGATGATCAGTACGAACTATACTTATTTGATGTAACTCTTCATACAAAATTAAGACTAACTTCATCAACAACAATCGATGCTGGTTCTATGATTGTTGGTAAGATTAGCGGTGCAAGAGGACTACTTCGAGTTGATCCAGGTGCAAGCTCATTCACTGGACAAACACTAACCCTCACGAATGTTCAAGGTATCTTTAGAGCAAATGAAGTAATTCAGGTCGATGGTAGAGACGTTGGAACTGTTTCTATTGCACCATATGACTATCAACTTTCGGATGTGAGACAATTAGTTGGTAAGAATAGCACCAATACGACAACAGTATTTACTTGCGATTCTGTTCTTGATGATCAAATTCCCCTATCTGGCAACTACTTCACTTATTCCACATCTGGTACAAAACTAACAGGATTTAACAGCAATATTGCAGCAGAAGTAAGATCTGGCGATAGACTATATGTAAGTCCTACACAATACTTCACTGTTGCGGCCGTACCAGCAAACTTAAACTTTAGTACAGTATTTAACTATACGACCCAAGAGATTACAGTAACACCTTCCGCAGGATTTACTCCAACTAACGGACAGCAATTCCAAACTATCGTTAGATTTAGACCACAATTAAATGGAACTAATAATGGTGATTTGTTTACGGAAATGCCAAAGGCCGCAATCCGAAGCATCTCCGATGAAAGTATGTCCATTAAGAGGACTTATGAATCTCAAGTAACAAGCAGCAGTTTCTCTATCTCCTTGTCGGAAAATGAACAGTTCTCGGCTATTGATACAGATAACTACTTGATGGTTGTTACTGGAATTAGTGGTGGAAGTACTTATGCTGTAGGAGATGTTGTTGTTATCCAAGATGATGTACCAGGAAATGCTGCATATGCAACCTTCAATACTACTGGTACACCAAGAACAACTCTAACTGTATCAAATCTTGTTGGGATTACTTCAATCCGAATCTACGCAACTATTTCCAGAAACGTAGTTATTGAAAAAATTAAGAATGCGAATAAAATGACTGTCTGGAAAGTTAATAGAACTTCCAAACAAAGTGATCAAATTCCTTTTGGTCTCGCATACTCCAATCTGTATGGAACAAGAATTGAAGATAACGAGATCTCATTGGGTGTAAAAGACGCTTATAGAATCCATGCAATTTATGAGTCATATGATGATAATGAAGCTATCTTACCATCAGTAACTTTGGTTGAATCTGCATTCTTTGCTGTTGGTACTATTATCACTGGAAGAACTTCTGGTGCTAAGGGTATGGTCATCGACTTTAACCCAACAACACTAAAACTATCGTTAGTATATCAAACATCGTCTTCATTTATTCAAAATGAAGTAATCACTGGAACCAATTCTCAAGGTACTGCAATTCAAGCACTTGTTAGTGATGCTGATGGATCTGTAGAATTGGGCAGTAAAAATATCACATCATCTTTCGAATTGGTTGATGGGCAAACACCATTCCAGTATGGAATTTCATATATTCGCAGAACTAAAGGTTCTTCGTCTCCGATCAGAAAACTAAAGATTGTTGGTGACTATTTTGGACATGAATTGACTGGAGACTATTTCAATATCGATTCTTATGTTGGTATTGATTACGCGGATATTCCAGCTTATGTCAATAGAGCAGGATCTGGTACTACCCTAAACACCAGAAAGCAACTTAGAGATGTTCTGGATTTCAGACCAGGTGTTAAGAACTTAGCATCTGGAGGCGGAAACGTTGCCAATCCATTCTATATTCAGTGTTCTTCACTAGACTTCTCTAGTAGAGTATTTGATGATAGTGCAACTATCACAGATATCCCAAAAGTCAACTCAGACTTTAGATGCGACTACTGTTATTATCTAAAGAGAATCGATACTTTATCATGCGATATGTTGGGTAATTTCTTCGTGTCCTTAGGTACACCTTCAGAACAACCAGTACCACCACCTCCAGTCGAAAACTCCATGCTTCTCGCCGTCATTGGACACGAAGCCTATGGTTTTGATCCTAGTGTTGATGCATTAGTGTTTGCAGAAAACATTAAGCGATATACAATGAAGGATGTGGCTCTACTTGATAAGAGAGTACAAAATATTGAATACTACAGTGCATTGACTCTTCTTGAGCAAGACACAAATATGCTCAATATTAAAGATGAATTTGGAAACGATAAATTTAAGAATGGATACGTTGTTGATTCATTCGAAAATCAAAACGTTGCCGAATTAACTGATCCTGACTATAACGCATCACTTGACTTCTCCAATAAAGTTCTAAGACCTTCCCACTATACAACTAATGTTTCTATGGCAATTAATGTTGCCACTTCGGGAAATATTGCAGTAAACAATAGAGTTGTAACTCTCCCGTATACCGATGTAGTGTTAATTCAGCAACCATATGCATCTCAAGTTGAAAATGTAAATCCATTCAACGTTTTTGCCTTCATTGGATCAATTGAATTGAATCCTGCTTCGGATGACTGGGTAGACACTATTGTTGCACCAGCACAGGTACAGCAAATCGAAGGAAACTACGCTGCTCAGGCAGAGAGAATTGGAGCAGATCCAAATACAGGTCTTGGTCCACAGGTTTGGAACTCATGGCAAGAAGACTGGTCTGGTGCTACAACTACCACTTCTGGTGGTCAGTGGCAAGGATGGCTTGGTCCTCTCGGTAGATGGATTCCTGTATATGGAACTAGAACCACTACGACAACAGGTATTGTTGAGAGAAGAACTGGTACTCAACAGAGACTTGTTACTAGATTTGAACAGAGAAGTCTTGGATCTAGAGTCATCTCAAGAACAAATGTTCCTTGGATTAGATCAAGAAACGTTTCATTTGTTGCTGAAAGATTGAAGCCTTCTGCACAATTCTATGGATTCTTTGATAATGTTTCAATTTCTCAGTATGTAACTCCAAAACTAATCGAATTAATTAAGGATCCTGATGAAGACTTTGCAACTACCAATACTCCATTTGTAATCGGAGAAGATATTATTGGTTATAGAATTACATCAAGAAACGCGGATGGTGGTGCAGTTTATACAACAAGAGATCCTATTTTCAGAGCAAGAGTACTGGCACCAAATAACGGATTGAGGTATAATTCTTATACCGATACAGAATTACCAGAAACTTATTCATCAACTACACCATATGTAAACATTGATACTGATGCTTTAGCATCTCAGGCAAATGGAACCTATTATGGTAATATTGAAATTGGTTGCATTCTAGTTGGTAGTAGTTCTGGTGCTAGAGCAATCGTAAGAGATAGAAGAATTGTAACCGACAGAAAAGGAACTGTAAAGGGAACATTCTTTATTCCAAGACCAGCAAATACATCAAACCCAAGATGGGCTACTGGAACGAGAACTTTTGCTCTATCAAACAGTTCAACTAACCAGGTTGGAGTTCCTGGTGGTACAAGTATCTCAAATGCACAAACAAACTATACTGCATCTGGAGTTATTGAGACCACACAGGAAACTATTCTTTCTATCAGAAATGCTGAGATTGTTACGGATCAACTATTTGAGCAGAGGACAACTTCAAGAACTACCCAAGAAACCGTTCAGATTGGTTATTGGGACCCTCTTGCACAATCATTCATTGTGCAGGAAAGAGGTGGTGTATTCTTGACTGGAGCAGATGTATTCTTCAATAGCAAGGATACAAATATTCCAGTTAGTGCTCAGTTAAGACTGATGGAAAATGGTATTCCAACTCCAAAAATTCTACCACTATCAACTGTTACTGTGTATCCAGAGGATGTAGAAATTTCAGAGAATGCATCGATTCCAACTAGATTCACATTCCCAGCTCCAGTATATGTAAATGATACTGATGAATATTGCTTGGTTATCTTCTCAGACTCAAACGAATATACCGTTTGGATCTCAGAGATGGGTAGAGTTGACATTACTGGTGATAGAACAATCTCCGCACAACCTTATGCTGGTGTTCTATTCAAGTCGCAGAATGCTTCTACATGGTCACCAAACCAGTTACAAGACTTGAAGTTCACCATCTACAGAGCAGAGTTTAGCACCTCTCCTGGTAAATTAACTCTGAATAACTCGGAGTTAGGTCGTGGTAACGGTGGTATTATCTCATTAAGAGAGAACCCCATCGAAACCAGAAGAGCAAACCTATCTTTAACACTACAAGATGACACTCCAGTATTTACTTTAGGTGCTAGAATCTACCAGAAGACTACTAATGCATCTGGTACTGTCATTGAAATGGATACTACATCATCACCAAATAAGATTGTAGTTACCGATATTGAAGGTCAATTCAATGAAGGTGCATTGATTGGTGATGTTGTAACTTATCCTCTAGTAAGTAGTCAGTCAACTGCAACCCTGTATGTTTCTACTCAGGGTGGTGTCTTGACTGGAAACTATACCGTTGGTAAGACTGTTACTGGTCAAACTTCTGGTGCTACGGCTACTATTACTGCTTGGAACTTAGCAACAGGTCAGTTACAGTTAAATTATGTCTCTGATGAATTTGAGGTTGGAGAAGTTCTTCGTCAATCAAGTCCAACAGTAGATAGCGTAATTCTAAGCACACCAGCAAATCCAGTATACTCTGGTGATACCAAGAATGCTTATATCTTAACATCACCAGTATATTCATCCTCAGAAAAGAAAATTACTGTATATCACAATAACCATGGTATGCATGATCCAACAAATCATGTTACTATTTCGGATGTTGTTTCTGAAATTTCCCCAACAATCTTAAGATCTTCAATTACTGCTGAGGATGTTTCAATTCCAGTAACAGATGCATCGGCCTTCCATACAACTATCAATGGATTGCCAATTAGTAATGATAATCCAGGTTACATTATGATCAATGGTGAGATTATGGCATACACCGATATCTCTGTGGATGGATTAACTATCACTCTTAAGAGCAGTGGCGGTAGAGCTGTTGCTGGTGGAGAAGTTGCTTCATCACATACGGAAGGTGATCAGGTTGAATGTTATAATTTGGATGGCATTCCATTGACTGAAATTAATAAAACCCACGAAGGAATTACAAACCCAACACTCGATAGTTATCAGTTGACAGTTAATTCAGTATCCCTGGTTGGTATCCGTGGTGGTGGAACATCTGCTAATGCTACTCAAAACATTCCATATGAAGCAATAACTCCAATGATTGGCCAAGTGACAGTGAATGGTACTTCGATTACAGGAAGAATTAATACAGTTTCTGGTACTTCTATCAGTAGTAATCCAACGAATGAACCATCATTCGTAAATGATGGTAATTTCTTACCAGTAATCATCAATGAAAATAACTTACTTGATAGACAATCAATTATTCTATCTGGAGTTAACGAATCTGTGAAATTGTCTGGCGCCAAATCTCTAACCATTGAATGCTTACTTGAAACAACATCAAGTCTCCTATCACCAGTAATTGACCTCGATAGATGTAGTGTTATTACAACTACTAATAGAATTAATAATCCCGAGGATTATGAGACTGCAATTCTTGCTTCTGGTGATAGCCATGATGCAACTTATATCACGAGAATGATTTCTTTGGATAACCAAGTATCAAGATCTCTCAAAGTATACTTTGATGCTTGGAGAACTGGTGGAACTGGATTTCGAGTTCTATATAGAACTGTACCTCCTGGTTTTGCTGGGAATGAGGAAACACTTTCATGGAACTGGTTTAATAATGATGGATCATCAGATAGACCAGTGAATCCAGAAAATGACGTGGTATTTAGACCATATGAGTATACTGCAACTGGATTGGAATTTGTTAAGTTCCAGATCAAGATTGATATGTATTCTGATACTCAGGCTAAAGTACCACAAATCAAATACTTTAGAGCAGTTGCAACGGCATCATGAAGAAAAATTTTTTGCAGATTGAGAATCATCCCGACTTGGTTCGGGATGCCTCAACTGGTGCTATAATAAATAAGAATAACGATGAGTATCAGAACTATCTCGCCAACTATGAAAGGTTGAAACGAGAAAGAGATGAAATGGAATCATTAAGAACTGACGTTTCTTCTTTAAAATCTGATATTGATGTTATTAAAACCTTGTTACTTAATTTGACGGAGAAACAGAATGACAATTGAATCGACTAATTCGGAAGAACTTCTAAAATCATTTCGTGAGAGATATACAGGCCTCATTGAGGAAAACCAAAAGTTAACTCAAAAAATTAAAGAGAATGAAATTCAAGCACTTAAACTTCTTGGTGCTATTGAAACCCTAGAGTATCTAGAAGCTAGTACAGAGCAACCAGTAGAAAATGTAGAAGAGTGATATATGGGGGGTCTTGGACCCCCTTTTC